TGTTGCGGCATTGCCGGACTACCTGTATCACGCCACCGGATACAGGGCTATAGGCGGGAACTATTCCCCCGTAGCCCTGACCGCAGGGCGGTTTATCCTCTGGCAATGGTACTATGGCGAAAATGCTGATACAGACAAGTTACAGCGGGTGATCGACTGTTTGTTAAAGGCACTTTCGGCAGAACGGGAACTGCCATGACGCAGAAAGCCTTTTATAATTCCCGGCAATGGCGGCAGTTATCGCGGGCGTTCCTGCTGTCCAAGAACTATATTTGCGAAAGGTGTGGTGCACCCGCCGAAATTGCCCACCACCGCAAATATCTGAACGCCGCAAATGTGGCTGACCCACAAATCAGCCTGAATCTCGATAATCTTGAAGCCCTGTGCCTTGCCTGCCATAATGCAGAGCATTTTGCAGACGGCGGTGCAGTTGCAAATGGGCTTGTATTCGATGAAAACGGTAATATCAGAAAGCGAGGAAATGACAATGATTGAAAGCTATCAGACCGAGCGGCAAATGACCGCAAAATCCCTGAATGACGAACTTGTTTATATGGAACAGGAACTTGCGAAAATCAAGGAAAACGGTGCATATAAGGACTATACCGCACTTATGCGCACCTACCTTGCAACGCAGAAAGCGTTCCTGAAAATCGTTGCGGAAATCGAGCAGGACGAAGCCGACACGGACGAACTGCTTGACTTTGCCGCAGGTGCATGACCGTGAATTATATCCGGCAGTACAATGACCTGTTACAGCGGGGAGAAATCCCCGCTTGCAGGCGTATCAAAGCGGTATATGCCCGCCTTGCAGCGGAAACCGCAGCACCGGGCAAGTATGTATTTGATGAAGCAAAAGCAAACCGCCCTATTGCCTTTATAGAAAAATTCTGCCGCCATTCTAAAGGTGAATGGGCGGGCAAGCCTGTTACCCTTGAACTGTTTCAGAAAGCATTTATTCAAGCCCTGTTCGGCTTTGTGGACGCACAGACGGGTTTGCGCCGCTACCGTGAAGCGTTCTTTCTTGTAGGGCGCAAAAACGGCAAGTCCACGCTGCTTGCAGGGCTTGCGCTGTATATGCTGATTGCGGACGGCGAGGGCGGCGCAGAGGTGTACAGCACCGCTACAAAGTACGCACAGGCGCGGCTATTGTTTGACGAATGCCACAATATGATTAAGCAGTCCCCGGCACTGTCCAAGCATATCCGCAAGCGCAAATCTGACCTTTACTACATTCCCACCATGTCAAAATTGCAGCCGCTTTCCCGCAATTCGGACAGTCTGGACGGACTGAACGCAAGTTTTGTTATCATGGACGAGCTGCACGGCGTAAAGGACAGAAACCTTTATGAAGTCATGCGGCAATCCCAAAGCGCCCGCCGGGAACCGCTGCTTGTGATGATAACCACGGCGGGGACTGTCCGGGAATGTATTTTCGATGATATGTATAACCACGCCTGCGAGGTTGCAGACGGTGTTATTTCCGATGATACCTTTCTGCCCGTCCTTTACGAACTGGACAAGCGGGACGAATGGACAGACCCGGACGCATGGGCGAAAGCCAATCCGTCATTAGGAGCAATCAAAAAACTGGACGATCTGCAAATCAAGGTGCAGCGGGCAAAGCAGAACCCCGTGGAACTGTCCGGCGTTCTCTGTAAAGAGTTCAATATTCGGGAAACCGTAAAAACGGCGTGGCTGTCCTTTGACGCAATCAACAATACAGAAACCTTTGACCTTGAAGCATTTCGGGGTGCGTACTGTATCGGCGGCGTTGATCTGTCCATTACAACCGATCTGACCTGTGCAAGCCTGCTGTTCATGCGCCGGGGCGATGATAAAAAGTATATCCGTCAAATGTACTGGCTACCCGCCGACCGCCTGCAAGAGCGTGTACAGCAAGATAAAATCCCCTATGACAAATGGTTTGAACGGGGACTGTTACGCCTGTGCAGCGGAAACACAATCAATTATTCTGATGTAACACAGTGGTTTGTAGAAACAGTGCGGCAATACGAACTGTTTCCGGCGTGGGTCTATTATGACAGCTATTCGGCACGGTACTTTGTGGAAGAAATGCAAATGCAGGGTTTTACTATGGTGCGCTGTATTCAGGGGGCAAAAACGCTTTCCCTGCCTATGCAGATGTTAGGGGCTGACTTACAGGCGCACAAAGTCAACTATGACAACAATCCTATTCTGAAATGGTGCCTGACGAACACAGGCATTCAGACCGACCGCAACGGCAATATTGTCCCCATCAAGAACCAATCCCCACGGCAGCGCATTGATGGCACCGCCGCCCTGCTTGACTGCTATGTAGGGCTTTACGAACACTATAATGAATATACAGGGGCGATATAGCCCCGGAAAGGCGGCAGGAATGAAGCTGAAAGACAAGAAAATTGAACTGCTCCGGCAGGTGCATACAAGGGACGAAATGGGCATTACCAAAACCACCCTTGAAAGTATGGGGACGGTATGGGCGTATTTTCGCCACCTGTCTGGCAAAGAAGTATTTGCGGCGGCAACGGTCAATTACAAGGAAGAAGTGCTGTTCCAGATCAATTACCGCACTGACCTGACAACGGCGAATGTAGTTAGCTACAATGGAACGCTGTATAATATCACCCGCATTGATACCTTTGAGGGGTACAAAGAGGACTTGACGCTGTACTGCATTGCCAGAAAATGAAGTCACGAAAACATGACAAAATATTGAAAAATCCGCCCTGCTGTGCTATACTTTTTAATGGCTGATTGTAGCCACGCACAGGAGGGCTATTTTTATGACTTACAACTATAACAGGCTATGGAAACTGTTGATAGATAAAGGCATGACGAAAACGCAAATGCGCTTGCAGGCGGGTATCAGCACAAACATACTTGCCAAAATGGGAAAGGGCGAACCTGTTGCAATGGAAAGCCTTGCAAAGATTGCGACCGCCTTGAATTGCGGGCTTGATGATATTGTAGAGATAGAGAAAGGCGGCGAATGATATGGCAAATGAGAGTTTAGGAAAAGCCAAAACCCGGAAAAATGATGAATTTTATACTGTGTTTGACTATATCCAGAAAGAAATGAATGCCTATCTGGAATACAATCCAGATGTGTTTCGCGGCAAAACCGTTTTGCTGCCGTGCGATGACCCGGATTGAAAAAGCTAATTAGCACGGGTTATGCGGCAGACCGCAAAGAACAGCAATATGAACAGTATCATCAAATGACGCTGTTTGAATTGCAGTCACCGCAATATGACGAGCAGAAATCCCGCGCACATGGCAGAATTTTCACCCTTGAACGGGACGCTAACAAATCCGGCGTTATTGATATTGACGATTTGGAATGGCACTATCTTGACGGTGACGGCGATTTTCGTAGCGATGAGGTGAAAGCCCTGCGTGATGAAGCTGACATTATTGTTACAAACCCGCCGTTTTCTCTGTTCCGTGAATTTGTTTCATGGGCTATGGAAGCTGACAAGAAAATTGTTGTAATAGGAAATCAAAATGCTATTACATACAAAGAGATTTTCCCCTTGCTTAAAGATAACAAACTCTGGATCGGTGCAACCAATAACGGGCAGGATATGGTTTTTGAGGTTCCAGAGGGTGCTATTGTTGCTCCTAAAGATAAAGAAAAGGCTGAAAAATTAGGCTATAAAGGTAATTATACCCGTTTAGGTAATGCCTGCTGGTTTACTAATATCGACCACGGCCGCCGCCATCAGCCGTTGTCTTTAATGACAATGGCGGATAATTTGAAATACAGCAAGCATAAGCAAATCCGGGAACAGGGTTATTTGAAGTATGATAACTATGATGCTATTGAAGTCCCGTTTGTTGACGCTATTCCAAGCGATTATGTAGAGGATATGGGCGTTCCGATTACCTATCTTCAAAGGCATAACCCGGAACAATTTGAAGTTGTAAAATTTCGTAAAGGAAATGACGATAAGGACTTGACATACACAGTTGATTCCGGCACGATCTTGACAGACAGACAGACAGACAGACAGACAGACAGACAGACAGACAGACAGACAGACA